ACAATGGCGTATGGAGAGCATTTAGAGAGATAATGGACAAAAGAAATATCATTATGGCATCCTATAGAAGAAATTTAAAGCCAGAGAGAAAGCGACTAGAGCAGGCAATACTTTCCTCGAAAATAAGATCCAGTCTAGACATGAAGAGAAACCCATTGATACTAGATAAAGTATTGGAACGTCTAGACTTCTTCTCATATATGAGCTTTATGCGCCTGGAAATCAAGAAGAAATTAGATGAATCAAAAAGATTCCTAGAAAAGGGTCTACGAAATTGGAAGAAGTGTGGATTTGACATAGACGATATACCCAGACTAGAGGAATCAAATAGAACTGACAAAGGACCAATAAGCTTCATTTCCATGGGAAATGTGGTCTCACTGAGAGTTCTACGTAAATACTACATTATACCCCAAAGCCATGCACACAAGCTTATGGACATGGTGACTGCACATCTAAATATATCGATGGCATCCTTAGATATGACCTGTAAAGTAGAACCAGGTGAGCTAATAGATGACTGGTTAAGGTCGATAGAGTACCTAATTGAGCAGGACCCAAACTTCATAGGAGAGGCTACAAAAGGTGCGAGGACACTCTTGATTTCCCAAATAGAGACAGATGAAATCCTAGGTGAGCCTAGTAGTCACTTAGCAAAGCAGGCTATGGATCCATATCGACGTGAACATGCATCGAGTATCCTAGTAAACGCAAGGAACTCATTTATATCACAACATGATTCAATTAATTTCTTGAATATATATAAAGCTATACCCCATCCCGATGTAAATAATCAACTATCATTTGATAGTATAAAGGGACTACAAAAGCCGAACAAATCAAATCCATTGTACATAAGAAGGTTTGAAGGCACTCTTAGAAGATCACTATTTAAATCGATATCATCAATGCACTCAGAGGTAAGATTAGGACCTACAGGTGAAGCTGGATTTGACCTCTCTGAGCTTGCAAATAGAACCCAAAGGAGCTTAGCTAGTATAAGCAAGCGATCATTTGTAGAATGGTCAGCAACTGAGTTCATGCGTGTCAGATCTGTACAAGGACCCAGTGAGTTGAATATCGCAGCCTCAGACAAATCATCACAGATTGGATCAAATGCAAAGTCTGAGGAGCTGGAGCAAGCAAAACAATGGGCTCAAGGTATAGGAGATCTGCCAGAGAGCTTAGAAAAAGCTAAAACGGTGAACGATGCTGCCGCTAAGCTACAAGGCAAGACTAACTGGTCAATGGCAAAAGCAATAGAAAGATTCCAAGCAGTAACAGCATTACACGAGGAGCTAGAAAGTAGATGGCCAAATACCCAAATAGAAGATATCCCAATCATAGAGTTGAAGAAACTAGTAGAGAATTGTCCTGAGGCCAGATATTTAGTGGGTACAGAGCCGAAACTAGGTGAATTCCATAAGAAAGTCTCAAGAGTCTTCTACATGGCAGAGCAAGATCTCAAACTGCTGACACAAGCGACAGAAAGAGTAGCAAAGCAGATATCCAG